GGCGGACACTGTCATCTGCGCCTTGCCGATGACGGTCTTGCCGATCTGCATGTAACGCGACTCTGCGGTCACGTTCGACGCGGTTGGGTTCGACGACGACGCGGTCAGCGACGGCGTCCACGCCGTCCAGGTGCCGAGCGCGGCGACGCTGGCGTCGGTGGCGGCGAGTTGCTCATACCTGACGGCGTCGCCATTGGTGGTGGCCGCGGCCAGGCCGGTGACCTTGTTGGATCCCATCGCGATGTTGCCGGCCATCGTGCCGCCTGCCAGCAGCAGCGCAGCAGCATCGATGTTCGCGAACGTCGACCCGTTGGATACCTGCAGCTTCGACGTCGTCGAGTTGTACACGACCCGGCCCGCGGGCTTCTGCCCGGCGGCCAGGCCGGAGATCTCCGCGGAGGTCAGCGACTCGATGCCGGGCGCCTCGTCGAGACGTTCCGCGAGAGCCTGCATGTCGGTGGGCACGTCGTTGGCGTCCGCCCCCTCAGGGAACGGCAACGCCATGACGGTGGTGGTGTCAGCCATCGGTCAGTTCTCCTTGTCAGGCAGCAGTGCCGGGCAGCGATGTGGGCCAGGCGTCATCTGTGAAGTAGGAGATGGAGAAGTACGCCGGGTCGCTAGCGCCGAGCGTCGCCAGGAAGTACAACCCGGTGGACGAGTCCCCGGTGACGACAATCACCGCGCCGCTCGTGCCGTTACGACCGACACCCGTGCCGGTGCGTGAGGCGCGGAAACCCGTCGGCGGAACGTAGAAGGGCGTGCCGTAGGTCAGCCCACCGCCGGAGGCCGCGTACGTCGTCGACAACACTGTCACCAACGACCCGACACGGCGCATCAGCAGATCCGAGGAAGTACCGGACGCGGGGGTCAAACTGCGCCACCCGGTGTCCGCCCCCGGCCCTGCAACCCAGCCGGTGTTGCCAGTGCCGCCCGACTTCACCCAGAGAAGCCACCCTCGGACGTCAACCGTCGACGTTGTCTGCAGGTAGGACGTCCCCGGCGTGGCGGTGACCGCCCCCTCCGGGGCACTGGCCCCCGACAACCCCACTCTCGCCTGCACAGCCTCAAGCGCGTCGCCGAGGTCGTTGTGCATCTGGCGGTGGGTGCGACCGCCGACGCTGTCGCTGGTCTTCTTGTCCGACGCGATCGTGTCGAACGAGTCGAGACTGCCCGGGTAGTTAGTTGCCACTGTGGCTCCTTAGAATCGCAACTCGAGATAGGTGAGGGCGGACGCGGTCATGTTGCTGTAGGTGCTGTAGGCGGTATCAAGATCGTCGTAGGTGACCGGCGTCGACGACGTCAAAGTGAGGTTCGCCCCGGCGGGTTTCTCCCGCTCCGCGGCGCGCAGCGTCGCCCCGGAATCGATGACCTCGGAGGAGTCGACCTGAACCTCGATCGCCCACGGATCCCCACCGACCGCGGTGGTGACCAGGCAGTAACGGGTTCCGGTCAAGGTGGCCTGCACGGCGGCCTGGATCCCCGCGGCGCTGCCGTGCGCCTGCGCCCCTGCCCGTGACAGATACCAGCGGGCGTTGGTGGTGTCCATGCCGCCGACTGGGACACCGATCAGCCACCCGAGCCACGGCAGCCACCCGGCCGGGGCGGTCGCCGGGTTCACCGGTTCCGAGGTGCCAGACGCCGAGGTGTCAGGGTCGGCGTCGTCGATGAACTTCGCCACTGGGTAGGCGGCGTCGCCGACGCTGGCCATGTAGCGCAGCAGCTCGCCGCGGGTGTCCGCGTCGCGCACGTATTCGGGTAGCAGGTCGAACAGTCGCTGCCCGGTGCGGGTGATGTTCGACGGGGTGCCGGTGTCGTACAGCGGGTAACCTTCGTACGACAGGTCGGAGTCGTACAGACTGCTGGAGTCGTAGGACGTCGCCATGCAGCACCGCCTCTCAGGTGATGGTCAGCGCAACGGTGCCGATGACCGCGAACTCGTCGAAGTCGACGGTCGCGGTGGTCGACGGCAGCGTCAGCGAGGTGACCGAGTCGACACCCGGTACGGATTCGATGACAGCCTGCACGTCCAACGGTTCGACGTCGGCGCCGAACCCTGACGTCTGCCACGACCACACCGATGCCAGCGCGTCCTCGATCGCCGTGGTGAGTTCGGCGGTGTCGTAGCCGGTGGCCTTCGTGACGGCCGCTGTCACGTTCACCGAGACGGGGCTGGCGTCCTCCACGGTCATCGTGAGGATCGACGCGCACTGCGCCTGCATCGCGGTCTGCAGCTCCGACTTCTGGTCGGCGGTGATCTCGTCACCGTTGCCGTACACGTACACGGTCAGGTAGCCGTCGTCGTCGCCAGGGGAGTTGCCGCCGTCGTGGTCGTATTGGTCGACGGCCACAGCCCGCTTGACGTACGGCTGCTCCAACGCGTAGGCGGTGAAGTGCTCAGGGACGACCAGCGAGGACGTGACACGCGCGAACCGTGTCGCGGCACGGGACAGGAACGCCAGGTCGTCCTCGGCGTCGGCGCCGCCGTTCAGGTCGGTGTGCAGCACGCAGTTCGCCAGGTGCGGCACGGCGACGACCGGGTCGCAGGCGGTGCCGGCGGTGATCGCATTCAGGTAGCCACCGGTGTCGGTGGTGGCAACGGCCACGTCGACCGTCGACCCGGTGACGGTGACCGTCTCGGTGGCGACCAGCATCGAGTCGGCGTCCTCGATGCGGAACAGTGTGCCTTCGTCGATCGTCGTCGTCGGAGATCCGGTCAACGTCAGCCGCACCGTGCCGGTAGCCGGGGTGCCTTCGTCGCGGGTGACGCCGTACAGAGAAATCAGACCCTCAACCATCGCGCCCATCACGCGATTGGCGGCATACACAAGGTCGGCCATGCCGACCGCGCACGCTTCCATCAGGACGACCTCTAGGGAGCCATTGCGCGGCTCGAACTGGGGCAGTCTGGTTTCGGCCAGCGCCAGCATCGCGTCGAAGATCTGCTGAGGATCGCGGTCGTCGACGCTGACGCCGAGGTAGGTGGAGTCCAGATCACGTAGCGCCATCGGCTAGCCTTCCTCGTCGTCGGTGTCCGACCAGTCGACGTCGATGTCGACGGTGACCGTGTTGTCGTTTGATTCGGTGACCTCGACGCGTGCCACGGCCAGCGCCGGTTCGGCATAGCCGATCGTCGCGGTGATCTCATCGGCGTTCACTCGGGTGCCCGTCGGATCCATCAGCCCCCACAGCGGCGCCAGCGGTCGCTCACCGGCCTCGCAGGAGACGATGTGCCCGCAGGTTTCCGCGGCGTGCCGGGCCGAACCCTGCTCGATGGTGACGGCCGCACCGTTGGAGTCGATGCGGAATGGGTGCGCAAGTGTCACTGTGGTTACCTCACAATTCCGCAGAGAACTCGATTAGTCCGCTGTAGTCGCCGGTATCCACGAACAGCGCCTGCCCGCCCGTCAGCCCGGACGACGTGATCGCAACCCGGGCGCTTCGCGTGGTCACGGCAGCGGCGGAAGCCGTGTCCCAGTAGGCCGCCGCGCTGTCCCCGATCAGCCGCAGATACGAACCGCTCACCGTGAGTGTCGGCGCGACCCGCATCGGGACTGGGAAGTTCACAGGAAGCCACGCCGTCGTCGCGTCGAACACTGAAGCCACACCGACGGCCTCGCGCACAACCTCATCGACGGGCCGACCCCAGCGAATGTAGTAGCGGCGGCACGCGTCGAGGGCCACACTGACCGGTACACGCTCGAACGGTGTCGCCTCGATGCCACGCTCCAACTGCACATCCGCGACGGTCGCGTCCACACCGTTGGACGCCTCGATCTCAACCCGGACGTCGCTCGTCCCGTCCAGGTCCACAGTGATCGGGGAGGTCGCGGCGGTCGGTGGCGTCCCCCCGGACGGGTAGACGCGACCCAGCGCGCTGCCCTTCCACGACAGGGTGTACGTGCCGGCCTCAACGTTCGCGCGCTCCACCACCTGTACGATGCCCTTCATCGAAGGGATGGTGACGGGCTGACCGTTGGGCGCCGACGTGAACGTCAGCGACATGGCCGTCAAGGTCTTCCACCGGTCGAACGTGTACACGTCCCCAGACACGCTGGTCCCCGACGCGTATTCCCGCTGGTTGATGCGGAAGTCGCCGTTGATGAGCCGGTTGCGGCCGGGCATCAAATCCGACTGGCCGTAGAGTATCGTCGCGCTGGCGGGGGTCTCCACCCGGTTCCCGAACGCGGCGTTGACCGCCCGCACATCGAGCTGACCGGGGTACGAGTAGAAGTTGCGTATCTCGTTGCCCTGACACAGCCCGTCATCGCCATCGAACAGGACGGCCGGCGGGCGGTAGAACACCACACCCGACCCGGACGTCGCGCACGTCAAAGCGACACCGCCGCGTGTGGCCGACACCTTGAACGTGTCAGTAGTCTTCGCGACAACCCAGTAAACCGCCCCGTAGTCGAGCCCCCGCGCGGCAGTGCCTGTGTTGAAGAACACCACGGCGTCCCCCACGACCAGGCCATGACCGGACGTCGTGAACGTGTCACCTGAGACTGACGTCGCAGTAGCGGCCGTGCCTTGCTCGTGGCGGCAACCGACGAACGTGTTGTTCTGTGCGTACTTGAACGCCAGGTGATACTCAGACAGGTCACCTTCGAAGGACACCCCCACGAACGTGTTCCCGTTTACCGTCCCGTCGCCGGTCGACCCGTCGAGAATCACATGGCGCCAACCAGATCGGCGAACATCATTCGTCGACCCACCGTCGAGCGTGTTAGGCGATTGTGTGACCCCCCCACCGACAAACGTGTTCTGGTTCGACCAGCCGCCCGTCCGCGGACGCAAGTCCACAGCCACCTTGCACAAGTCGATCCAGCCGATGTGGATCTGGTTGTACACCGACCCTTGGCCGAGCCCCGTCACATGCAGACCGGTCTCCTGGTGAGTGACCCGGCCAGACACGACCCGCGAATGGGTCAAGTTCTGCACCCGGACCCCGACGGACCCCGACGTCAAACTGGTCGCCGAGTTCTTTGTCACACCAGGCAGGACAAGGTCCGCATTGTGCAGCACCTTGCCGGTCGTCTCGTGGCCGACCAGCAACGCGACATCGTCGTAGGCGTCGGGGACGACCAGAGTCGCTCCAGGCGCCCTAAGGTTGCAGGAAACGACGAGTGGGGAGTCCAGCGTCTGCACGTTGTACTTGCCCGGGGGGATGACCACTGTGGCACCGGGGCGGTAAATGTTGCCGCCCAGCCCGACGGAACGTAGCGCGTTCGCCGCTTCCAATGCGGCCCTGATCGCCGCCGTGTCATCTGTGACACCGTCGCCGACCGCCCCGAACCCTTTCACGCTGACACCGTCACCGTCGCCCACCACACCGGCGACGACCTGCTCCCCGTCATCGGTGGAAGCGATCAGCGCAGTGTTCCCGACAGCAACCGTCGACAGGGACTTGTACGGCCCGCGCAGCACACCGCGGGATCCGGGCATCACGACGTACACGCCATTGTCGTCGACGGAGTCGACCAGGCCGAGGGTGATCATGTCAGTACCAGTTCTTCTGCTGGAAGTGCGCCCACGCCCGTTTCGGGCCGCCGTACCGGGCCTTGATGTAGTCCAGACCCCACCGGATCTGCGTCTCCGGGTTGGTGCGCCAGTCCTTGCCGGCGGTCGCCATCTTCGATCCGGGCAGCGACTGCGGGATGCCGTAGGCGCCGCTGGACGGGTTCTCCGCCTTGTAGTTCCAGCCGGACTCACGGGTCCACAGGTTCTCCAGCGCGGTCCACTGGTCGTCGGAACCCCAGCCGTAGCGGTCCTTGGCCATCTCCTGGCGGGCGAACCACTTCGCGTACTTCACCGTGGTCTTGTCGCGGGTCGGCGGGGAGTCGTTGCGGGTGGCGCTGCTCGTCGACTTCGTGCCACGATCGGGCGCCGGCGCCTGCGGCACCGCCACCTGCACCTCCACAGCGGAGATCCCGTCAGTGGTCGCCGTCACCGACTCCACCAGATACACGCCGTCCCAGCGGCCCAGGCCCGACACCTCGAGGCAGTCCCACGGCTGCAACATCATGCCGCGATTCCACGGCAGCACCACCGAGCCGACCGCGACATTGTCGGGGTCATCGGAGGTCTGCGACACGTTGATGTCGAGGGCGTCGGTACGCGGGGAGTCGCCCCACGTCACCGTCCACAGCGGCCGTTTCGGGCCGCCGGACCACGCCCAGTGACGCGACCCGAACAGCA